CCAGCCACAAGGATTTTTCTCTTTGTCGTACAGCTTGTGTTTGCGTAAGCTAAGGTCTATATGCTGTTCATATCCCACAAGGTGGCTTGCCAATCTGCTAAGTGTATGTATCGCCTGTCCGACATATGCATACTTAAATCCGTTTTCATCTTCTCGGAGTAAGAAATATATTCCGCTTTTATCATTCAGCTTTGGATTCAGCTTCAGTAGTCGCTTTTTATTTTCCTGTTCAATTGCCTTGGCTCTTGCTATGTTCTGATAATTCAATAATTGCCACCTGCCTTTAATTGCTCTAAAACTTTGTCATTGTATTCTTTTAAGTGAAGAGCATATGGATTGCATTTGATCAACATAAACTTACATTCTTCACTTATAAGTCTGTGGTAATCCTCTAAAGCTGTAAAATACACCTCTTTGTTGTGATTATTTTCAGTGTCAACATCTGCCTTTACTATCTTAATCGCTTCTTTCAATGGTACTATTTCATACGATTTTGACCATCCTACAGGTCTTGACAGTGTACTTCTATTCTCTAATTGTTCTACAACCTTATTCACATCATAGGCAGTTGGAGTTTGCGTTTCATCATTGATAATACTCTTTACGATATTCAGACCGGCATTTATGCCTTTTGCGTATGCCCCTATCTCTCGTTCTTTCTGGTCTTTCATCAGTTCTAATAATTTATCTGCATCAATCAGTCTCATACTCACACCTCTTTAATTAAATGGTAATCCCTCGTCAGCTACATTGTCTGGAATTGACATAAAACTGTCTGAACTAGCATTACCGCCCATAATTCCATTATTGTTGCTCTGCTGATTAGTACGACTTTCGCAGAACTCGTGTCTTTCAACAACACAATCATTAGTGTATACTTTCTGTCTGTCCTTGTTAGTGTAGTTGCCTGTCTGCCATCTACCCTCAACGATAATCTTAGTTCCCTGATGTAAATACTTCTCTGCAAACTCTCCATTCTTGCCGAATGCTACGCAGGAAATAAAGTCTGCTGCCTGTTCGCCCTCTTTTTTGAGAGCTCTGTCAACAGCTAATGTATATCTTGCTACCG